AAATTGTTGCTAAATTTTTGTAACCACCGTTGATTGATTTAATCATTCCAGCTTCAATGCTGTTGGCTCCTGGTTCGGTATTACCAATAGATTTTCCTTGGAAGACTACATAGATGTTTGCAGTTCCTGTTGGAGGGGCCGCTGTGAAAGCTAAAGTTGTACCACCAGATATTGAGTAAGCTGAAAACGGATCTTGTCTAACGTTTCCAACAAAAACTTCCACTTCTGCAGTGTTTGAAACAACTTGATTTAATACAAAGTTTGTAGTTGAGTTATCACCATTGAACTGTTGAGAGTTCATTGTTAAAAGATTTGTTGATGGTCTGTTTCCTAAATAAGCCACTTGTGTTCCTCCTATGAACTAATTGAATCTACGGCACCAATAATACAATTTAAAGAAGAAGCTGTATCACTAACTACATACAGTTGATCTCCCGATTCGAGTACAATTTTAGATCCGCCATCAATTAATTCTAAAGAACTTCCTGGTATAATAGGAGCTGTTTTAATTAAATAATAATCTGTTGCTGATCTTTTAATGTATACGTCTACATTGATACTAGTTGATAAAACATTTGCTAAACGAATACTAATTAAACAATCATAACTGTTAACTGCTCCACCTAAAACATCTACTGGAGTTACTCCGATTAATGCTGGTAAATAATTTCTAAAGTTTTGTGCCATAATTTCCTTATACTATAATGCGATTGCCATTGCAACGGCAAAGCCTTCTGTTGCTCCGGCTGCTGCTGGATCTGCCCATTCCGGAGCTGTTGCTCCTGAATTGACGGTTAATATTTGTCCTGCTGTACCTAAAGCTAATTTTGCAGGGGTGTTTGCAGAAGAAGCATATAAAGTATCTCCTGTTACAGACATAATCATATCTGTGGTTTTAGATGCAGGTAATGTACAGAATACATCTAATGAACTTGTGCCGCTAGCATTAAAATTAACTAAATTATTAGAGTTAGAACTAGAGATAGGTGTTCTAGCTAATGTAGTACTGCTAGCATTTAATGTTCCAAGACCAACTTCCCAATTATTAGTTCCTTGTTCATAAATTGAATAGTAAGTTGTATTACTATTTCCAACTCCTGCTTGAAAAGTTTGAAAACCATTTACAGCACCAGCAAGTGTAATATCACCTGTTCCTTGTGTTGTACTAGTTTCTTTTACTCTGTCATTTAAAACTAAAGCCATTTATTTTTCCTTTGTTATTAACTCATACTAATAATAGCATTAGCCGGTGTAGCTGCATCAGGAAACGCAATAGTGAAATCACCATTCGTTGCTGTCTTCGCTCCGCCAAAATCTAAAACTACTACTAATCTGTTTTGTGTACCATCGACTGTTGAGTTATTGTAAATCGCTGCAAAAGATGCAGTGAATGTAGCAGAACTCCAAGTCACATTGTCAAAGTCTACTGAAGCGACGGCTGTTGTACTTGCAACTGCTTGGTTCGCTAAAGTTTTAACAACATAGTTAGTACCACCTGTTGTATCTACTTCACCATTACCTGTTCCTGCTAAGTATACTGTGCTTGCAGTTGTGTATGGATTAGTTGTATACAAAGATATATTAAAAGTATTTCCTCCAGTAGCAAAATCGTGTTGCGCTGAAAAGAGAGCACCTCTAAATGAAAACGGTATTATGTTAGCCATATTTTTTTATCTCCTTATTAACTTGATGGTGGTTTTACGTTAAGTTGAGCCCGAACTTCACCATCTTGATATTCGTCTCTACGTCTGATACCGATTTGCTCGATAGCATACGATTCTAAAGCTTCTTTATATTGTCCTGTGTAGTATTGTAACATATCTGCAGGACCTTTCAAGTACCCATATGCATTTACTAGACAAGCATAGAGAAGTAAATCTTGGTATTTATCGGATAGGTAAGTACCTCCAGTATCTACTAAAAGACTAGTAGGTTCTTTATCATAACAAAGAGTAATTTCATAGGTTTTATCTGGTGTCGGGGCCACTACCCAATACTCTTCATCCCAGTTAGCATAATGTATTGGAATATCTACCGATTGAGTTGCTGGAGTAGAATAGTATTCTGCAATATAACTAGTGTCTTTTTGTTCTAGGTAAAATTGATTTCCAGTTGAATCTTTTAATTGAACATATCTAATTGCTCTTAGGTCAGCTGGAATTGTTACATATCTATTTCCAACAATTAAACTAGATGTTGCATAGAATACATTTTGATCAGTATCTATTGCTCTAGTAATTCTGTTTTCTGCATTTCCTATAATTCTAGATAAAATTGCGTCTGTTAAAACATTATCTCCTACTTCAGTATAGCTTCTAATGTCTGATTGTAATTCTGCTAAAGTATATGCCATTATCCGTTTACGACTCCTAGTACTACTGGACCAGCAGAACAGTTTGCTCCACCGCCTGCAATTCCTCCTGTTGTAGCATTACTTGTGCTAGTAATAAAGAAATAGTTTTCAGGTGTTGTTAAAATTTCTGTTGGATTAGAATTAGGTGCTGTGATTACAGAACCATCTGATTGTTTTTGTCCAACTGTTATTGTAAAACCATTTACATTATCTAAATCACTTACATTATCAAAAGTTGGAATGTCTGCAAACGATTGTAAATTAGTAGCATCTGCTCCACCTGATCCTGGAGTTATTACTTCAGGTGCTCCTCTAAATCTTACAACATCTCCTGTACTTCTTTGATGGTTTTCTGAATAAATATTTACAAAAGTTACTCCACCAGAAATTACAGTTGTAAAAGAATTGTCATCTAATAAAATTAAACTAGTTGCTGATGCTGGTTGTGGTCTCGGATTATATAAAGCTTGTGGGTCTGACCCTGCTGGTTTAGGTTCAAGTTGTGGTTGTTTTGCTTCATATTCTGAAACGTGAACTAAAGAACCATTCCATTCTCTAACCATTTCAGTATATGGAAAAGCCATTCCAGATCTATCTGAAATTGCTAATGATCTTTTACCTAACGCATATCTACCCATTATACACCGCTCCCATAAAATGTTTGTGGTGTAATAAATGTAGAAGTTCCTTGGTTGTCTGCATCTAAAGCTCTTAGTAATTCACTTTCATATCTTCTCTCTAACTCTTGACTCATTTCTGGAGAAACTTTTAAACTTAAATAATATGCAAGACCTGACATCATACAAGGATAGAATCTGTTAACAACATCTGCTGTATTATTGTAAGCTCCTACATCTTGAATTTTAGATAAATAATAAAAACAAAATTGAAAATTACTTGGTGTGCTTGTACTTGATACACTTGCACTTGGTGTAGTATATAAAAAAATACTTGGGTTTAATTTTCTATCTACATAATATTGTGAAGGAGTTCCTTGCGATAATTTATTAGGGGTTTGTGAATAAGTTGATCTATCTATTTTAGTAAGTGCAATATCTTGTGGTGCTGTTGGTGTAGAATTATTTCTATAGAAAGCTTCTAATACATCACTAATATCTCCTGGAAAGTTTTGAGTATCTGCTGCAAAATTGTATTCCGCTTGACCTTGAACTAATGGAACTTTAGCAAGTTTTATTTTCCATAAATGAATCCCTCTGTTACCCCATTCTTGAAACATAATATTTAAAGAACGTCTTGCACTTCTTAATTGATAACCTGTTCTCGCTCCTCTAGTTCCTGTTCTTTCATAAGCTTCCTCAATAATTTCATCCATTTGTGGATTAAATTCAGTAGTCTCTGAAGTAGGTGAAATAGTTTGAGCAGTATTACCCATACCGCTATGATTGATACAATAATAAAATAACACCGGAGCGCCGGTTGTTCTAACAGGTGCAACATTAATAGTTGTATTTGCACCAGCACTTCCTGCAGTTCCTGTTGTTGTTACGCCTGTTGTGTAATTTGCAGCAGGATCGTTATTAGCATTTGAAGAAAATGCTAAAGTATGAGTGGCATTAGAACTATCCGATTGATCGAAAATATAAGTATTTCCTTCTTGTAAATAAAGAACAGGACTTACCTCACCGTTAATAAAAAATTTATTACCAGTTCCATAGGCATTAGTGCCACTTGCGACAGTGACTGTGTAAGTAATAGTCGCCATTTTTTATCCTACGTAAAGGTTATAGTAACACCAGTAGTATTAGTTAAATCTAAATAAACTCCTGAGTCAAATAAAATTCCAGAACCTGGAACATAAACTTCTAAACCTTCTGTGTTAAACTTGTATTCAGCTATTAAAGGATCTGTATTTGCAGTTCCATTATATAATTTAATTACTGAACTAGCCACACCCGCTGCTTGAATAGAAGTAATTCTTGCTCTTTGAGTTGCAGGAACTAATTGTCCATCTGCTGTAGCGTGGGCTACTAATTGATCACTTGAGTATGATGCCATTTTTTCTCCTGTTAAATTATTGTGTGGGCCGAAGCCCACACTTAATTAATTATTATACTGCTGTTGCGTCTGATAAGTTGTTAGCTTGAACATACGTAAAAGTAACACTTACTTGACCTGTAGTTGCAGTACTTCCTGCAGCTATAAGAGTCGCTGTAATTTGTGTATCAGCATCAAATCTATCAGCTTCATCTAAAGCGCCGTTAGCTATAGAAGAAGTTTCTCCTAAAGCTTTGATGTTAGTATTAGCTATAAAGAATGCAGCTGATCCTGTTTTTCCAACTGAAACAGTTGCTGTAGTACCTTGGTTACTTACTACTGCAACTCTAATTGTAGTTGTAAGTAGTTGTGAGTTTTTTGGTATTACACCTACGTTGTAAGTAGTTGTTCCAGCTGCTACTGCTGCATCAATCATAATTGATTGAGACATTACAACTTGACCAACGTTTGCAACGTTATCACCAAGTGTTGTACCTGTAGTGTTTGAAATCGTTCCCGCTCTTATCGGTCCCGAAAAAGTAGTATTTGCCATATTAATATCCTCCTAGATATCTGAATACTGTCCCTAGGGTTGTCGACTATACGCGTCAGCATTCATCGTTTATTAAATGTATAGTGATTAATTTATACACTAGTTTTTAATAGAGCGCAAGAGAGCCTACGGTATATGTGTGATTTTTAAATGTAGCTTTTAATTAAGTAGCTACAGAAACTTCTGGAGCAGAACCTTCAACATTGTTCTGTCTGTGGGCAATTGCTGCTTCTTCCAGCTTGATCTTTGTGATGATCTCTTTTACTTTGTCATCAATTCTGACCATTTCAAGAGTATATCTGTTATTATCCAGATGCTCCTGTTCCCACTTCAACTCCAAGGACCTTTTTGCTTTGTATAGGTCTTGTATCATAAGTAACCTCCTCATAGGTTATTCTGTTTAACGGAGAAAACATTCCCGTTCTTTCCCAGATAATATCATTTTGTCCTAGTTTGTCAACTATTGCTTTTTCCAATGAGGTTGGATTGTCATCAGACTCCACTTCAAATTTTCCGTGGTAGTCGTAAGCCCATATATTTACTAGGAATTTCTTCATTTTTTCACCTTATTTAATAAAAAGGGCCGAATTGTGTTCGGCCCTTTTAAAATTATTGATTATGTTGCGTTTGAACCAAAGATACCTCTTGGATCAGAAAATCCAAATACATATCTTTCTCTCGCTTTGTATCTAACATTACCAGTATCGAAATCACCTTCCATAGAAGTTTTGATAGGTGATCTGCTGAAGTGTTTTAGACCATTAGGCACATCAGTTTTAATGAAGAATTTCTTCGCAGCAGTTAAGTAGTTGTTCACTACATATCCACCAGAGATCATTCCCATATTTCTGATTGCGTTAATGTCGTTATCAGCAGTGCCTGTTCTACCAGCAGAATTCATAAGTCTGTCAGCAGTAAATTGAAGCGCTGAAGGAATTACTAATTTAACTCCTGTTGCTGCAATTTTTAGGCCTCTTTCATCAGTAATAGCCGCGATGTCAATCAAAGACTGTTCTAATGAAGTTTCGTTCAACTCTGCAGGTGTTTGCAATTGGTTTGCAAAAGTACCAGCCATAGTTGGGTGATTAACAATTGCACCACCAGCTCCGTTACCACAAAGAGATACACCGTCACCGCCAGCAAAAGTTACGTCGAATGCATTGTTTAATACAGCCGCTCCTTTGATGTTTTTAGTTGACGCCATAGATCTTGCTAACGCTTTTGTATATCTAGACGCAAGTCTGTCATACAAGTTATCTTCGATAGCTTCTTCTGTGATCGCGAATGCTAATGCAATCGTTTCGTTAGTGTAACGAGCTGTGAAAGTTTCTTGTGCATCGTCAAAAGTTACACCCTGTCCTTCAGGTTTAACGTTTGCATTTGCGAAACCAGCTAACATCACTTCTTCTTCAAAAGCTCTGTCAGATGATTCTGTTTCGAAAATTTCAGACCATTGCTCGCCGTATTGTTTGTATTCTAATCCGAATAAAGCATTCAGACCAGGCTCTAGTTCTTTAACTAGTTGTGCTCTTGATATAGCCATAGTTATTTATCTCCTTATTCTAGATTAAGCGTATAAACCAGCGCCGCCAGCGATCGCAACAATAACATTTCCACCAGCTGCGGTGAAATCTTTATTTTCTGGATCATTGCCGTAAGCAACTAATTTAAACATTGCCGTTGTAGCAGCTGAACCAATATCTAAAGTAGTAATTGATTGACCACTTTTGTTATCAGTTGCAGTGTAGTTATTTACGTTGAAGTTGCTTGCTCCACCAATTAAGGTTTGTGCAACAGCTGCATCCGCTTTCACTTCATATTGCTGAAACGGGTTGTTGATTATAAACGCTTCAATTTCATTTGAACCGTTGTTGTAGTTTACTGATGTAGTTTGACCTGCAACAATGTTATTGCTGAAAGTAGGTTTTCCTGATGCATCTATAAAAAATGCGCCATTGAACACACCAGTTAATAATGCGTCTGCATTATTAGCCCAGCCTGTTCCGCCTGTTCCACCATCATCTGTAACTGTAAACGCTGCGTCTTGTTGGTAACCTTGATTGCCTGCATCTTGTGTAGACATAGGATCACCTTTGTTGACTGCAACGCCTGGTGCTGTTTGGATTCTGTATTCCGCTTGACCAGATGTAGCTGGAGTTTGTCCAACTGTATTGATCGCTCGAAGTCCAAATCCAGTAGTACTTGCGTTTGCCATAGTTTTTTTTCCTTGTTATGTACCTGCCTCGAAAGGCCTCCAGTACGAGTTTAATTTATTTTGTTGGATAGGAATAGTTAAAAGATTAACTTTTCTTTGTACCACCAAAAGTTACACGAGTATTAGATTCCTTTTGGAATTTCATACTTGGGTGCTGATCCTTCATAAGATTGTGTTCAACTGCTTCTTCTTTCGCATCGTTTTGCTTTTTATAATAAGCATCGATTTGAAGTGCAATCTCCTCTGGTATCCTAGCCAGCAATAGGCCTCCCACTCCAATAACTCCAGCGTATCTGCCTTCTGTCATCTCTGGATATTGAGTATCTGGATATTCGTCAGCTCTAACTAACTCCCATCCTTCCCTCAAAGAAGATGCAACATTTTTTGCATCTGATGTTCCGAGTATTTCAGAACGTATCCATTGATGTCTAAATCCAGTTGGCGCTGGGGGTGCATCAAGTGAGTTGGGTGGAGTCCAAACTTTTTTGACTTCTATTTTGTCTCTAGTTTGACTCGCACGAGAAGTTTTTATTTTTTCATTTTCCATTTTATGCTCCTTCCGTGATTTTTAATTGTTTTGCATAAGCTTCTAGCGGCACACCTAATCTTTTAGCAATTGCTACCTGTGACGGTGAGAGTTTCACAGTTTTACTTTTGCGTCCTGTTGAAGCCGAACGTTTAGCTGAAGCTACATTTTGAACCGGTCTGGCTCTTTCTGTAGTATTACCCTCTATCTTATCAAATTTATGCGGAAATTCAAGTCTTATTCTTGAGTCAACTTCTTCATAATATTCTTTAGATTTTGGATCATAACCTTCTTTTTCTACAAGCGTTTTATGTATATCAAACGCTGTATAAGTCATTGCTGAATCATTACCAAACCAAGGGTTTTCAGACGCCCAGGCTTCTGCCATAGGGTCAGATTGAGTCGGTTGTCTTGTTTGTTGAGGTGTTACATTAACCTCTTTAGACACTGGTTTAGATGCTTCAGCGGCTTTCATAGCGTTCAATCTTGCGGCGTCCATAGTCAAATTAGAAATTTGTTCTTGAGCTGCAATTTGTCCGTCTACATCTTGAGACTCAATAGCAGTTTTAAGAGCTTGTCTTGCTGCTGCCATATTTGTTTTAACTCTCGTCTCAAATTCTGAAGTGTAAGATTTATCTAATTTAGATAATCTTCCTTCTAAATCACTCTTTTGTCTGTGGGCGGCTTCTGCAAATGCAATAGCTTCTTCTCTTTGTCTTTCAGCTTCTCGCATTTTACGAGTTAGTTTAGCAATACGTTTTTGTACTCCTTCACTGTACTCTTGAACTTCATCTTTTTTTTCAAGTTTAGTTTCTCTTTCGTTTTCAAAAGTTTTGTCAACTTCAGATACTTCTTCAACTTCTATTTTTTCTTCAGCAGGCGCTTCAACTTTTTCGGGTTCACCTTTATCATCTAAATTAATTTCGGCTCCTTGTTCTTCACCGACGTCAATTAGACTTTCTGTTTTTTCGTTTTCTGTTGGCATAGTTTCCTTCCTATGTTGTTAAATGTAATGAAGAACTGATTCAGGATCACCTATGGTCCCTAACACTTCATCATCGTTTAGTATTCGCACTTCTCCACCTTCAATCGGTAAACGTGCACCAGCATATCTGGCAAACATCACCCAATCTCCTACTTTACACCACGGCTTATTAAATTTATCTTTATCCGCGTATGCAAGATCTCCCATTTTTAAAACATAACCACAAGTAGTTGCGATTCTTGCTTTATCTAATTGTTCTTGAGAGAATAAAATTCCACCTTTAGTTTTTTCTTTTGGTGTAAAAGGTAAAACTAAAATCCTGTATCCAACCGGTTCTGGTAACTGGTCTTCTACATCTTTAATATTATTTTCGTCTAATCTTTTTGCGTGAGACTCTTCTTTTTTTTCTGCTTCGTATTTATCTTGAAGACCTAATTTAATTTTTGGGACTTCCTTTTCCGAGGTCGATAACGTTTCCTTGCTCATTTTTTTGCTCCTTTGGTTCTAGCAGGTTAGAGATTTCCTGTATTACTATTTGATAGGCGTGTGCCTGTCCTAGCATATACTTATATTTTTCCATACTGTCAACCCCACCAGTCATCATATTGTCTCCAATTTGTTGAACAGTAGCATTGATTCTTTTTTTTAGTTTATCTATTATTACTAAATCGTCCATCTTCTCTCCTTATAGTTTGAATTGTTGCAACACTTTTATTTTCTCTTCCGCATTTGCAATTTTTTCGATTAGTTTATCTACTTCATCTATGTGTTGTGGATGTTCTCCAATACCTACAGAATTTTCCAAGTAAATTTTAAGTGTAGCGTCAGCCTCTAAAATTTGAGCTTCATATCTAGCTTCTAATGCATCTATGATTGCTGTTCTCATTTTTTCCTTTTTCTTCTTTTGTTTAGCAGTTTAACTCTAGACTGCCAACACCATTCTGTCATTTTAATAACATACGTTTCAACAAATGCAATAGCATCATCAAGTTTAGCAAAACAGTTATAAATAAATCGATCTAGCACTTCCACCTTTTTCTAGCCTGACGTAGTCTAGAATTAGGATCTCTTGCTGCTTTAGGAAATTTTTTCATTTGACCTGCACTTCTTGCGCAGTATGATTTTCGCCTGTTAGCGGCAGCGGACCCTTTTTTAACTTTACCAGTCACAGCTGTTTTTAATTTAGAACCGGGATTTTTTCTTCTATAGGCAGCAACACCGGCTCGTGTCATACCTGCTCCAGACTTCGTAGGTCTAAAGTTTTTTTTGTTTCTTTTAGGCATATTGTCTTGTTTTCTCATTACAACATCCCCTTATAATATTTTTTTAAACTTGGGTTTGAAACTTTTACTCCACCTAAACTGCCGTCTATATAGCTACCTCTGTAATCTCTTTGTGCTTGCTCAATCATCCCCCCATCTTTTTTCTTAACAAAAGTTTTTACGTTGGTTGGTTTTCCTCCAGGATTACCAGCTGCTCGTTTTCGTTTGACAGCAGAGGCCTTTTCGCCTTTTGTCATCCGTGTGGCTTTTGCAAGTGGAACGCATTTCGGGTATTTTCTTTTTGAACCTGTTGATGATTTTCTTCCACAAGGTTGATATTTGCCATCCTTCTTGGGAGCTCCAATGTCCACCCATTTCTCGTTTACCCATTTCTTTAAATCTCCCATTAGGCAATCTTCGTTTTCTTTCTTCGGTCTGACATTACTTTGCCACAACCTCGTGCAATGAAACCACCATTCTTTGCACTAGCTCTAACTTTGCCCTTACAAACTTTTGAAGCATACATATTAGCATAAGCTGAAGGATATACCTTGAACTTACGTTTTGCTGCAGCTTTTCCTTTAGGACAAAGTTTAGCCATTACTTAACTTTTCCACCCTTTTTCATAAAGCCCATTTTATTTCTGACTTGTTTGGGAAGTTTTTTTAAGCCTTTAGATTTTTTACCTTTTGGTAATGGTTTTAATTTTTTCATTATGTTTTTTTCCTTAATTTATTTAAAGTCATAGCAAATCTAGCACGTTGTCCTAGCTTACCTTTTTTCTTCGCAGCGGCTTTTAATTTAGAAGCTGGAATCTTTTTGCCTTTCTTTATTCCTAAAGATTTACGCAAAGCTCCCGGCTTTTTAATAGCCTTCTGTATAAAATCTTTTGCCATAAACTATTTGTTTATTTTTCCAGATTTTTTAGCTTTAGAACCAAACTTACCATAAGACTCGTCTCTTGAATCTTTTAATTGTTTTTTAGTTCTTTTCTTTTTTATTCTCATTGCGATAGATTCATCTTTTCTATCTTTGTAGCCCTGTTTTTTCTTTTTAACAGATCCACCTTTTTTGTACATTGCACCACCCTTCATACCCATATCATCTGGATAGTAACCCGATGCCATATCTCTTCTTCTTGTAGACATTCCACCACCCATTTTTTTTACTCTGCCACCAACTTTCATTCCTCTTGGTTGAGCAACTTGTTTGTTAAATCTTGGATTTGCCATTATTTTTTTCCTCCGTTGTTTCTAAAAATTTGTGTACCCTTTATTCCATAAATGCTCGCAACGACAAGGATCCACAAATTTGTAAACCAGCTCGGGAG